AGTACCATTAGGGAATATAGAAAGCTCATTCTCTAACTCTACCATGTCCTCGATTGCCTGACCTTTACGTGTAAAGAATTTAACCTTGTCATCTTCCTTGATTGCTATACAACGGTTGCCATCAAGTTTTAGAGTCACATAGAATTTTCCAGTAACCTTAGATTCTTTCTTTGCGTATGACTCTGCCAACATTACAGCAAAGCTTTCAATCGTATCCTTGCCATAAACCTTATTGATTGTCTTTTCAGTGAGTCCACACTTATAAGACTTTGTAAAGATTTCTCTAGCAAATTGTTTTAGAGTTTCATCTTCCAACTTGTTTATATAATTCTGTACAACATATATGTCATAATCTCGACCTCTACAGTACATCTTTATGTATCGCATGACATCATCAACTCTACTGAAATTATCATTGCCTACATCAAATGGTTCAATCTGCTTGTTAATCTTCTTTGTAGACAGATTTGCAACGATGTATGGATTGTAGAGGAAGTTGAGGGCATAGCGTAAAAGCTCATTGCCCTCATGCTCCTTTAAGATTGCTTCCTTGCCTGTTCGTGAGTTTGTTCTACGAATGCTGTCAAGGATATGAAACAGTTTATAAATACTCTTAGTAGCAATGTTATTCATTATGTACGCCCCTTATTAGTTTTTTCTGAAAGGAAGAATTTCATCGACTAGACCATATTTATGTGCTTCATCAGCAAACATATACAGGTCATTTTTAACCATTTTGCTTTGGTCTAACACTCGTTTAGGAATGTTAGTACGACTCAGGATATACTCATCGTACATATCACGAAGGTTTTCCAGATGTTTTAAGTCGTGGTATAGACCTTCGATTGTATTGTGTAACCCTACACTAGCATCATGGTACATAAATGTAGCCAATCTAGTTGCGAATCGTTTATGTCCAGAAGAGAAGATATAGAATCCTGCACTCATAGCTTTACCAAAGCAGTATGTATGTACTGGTGTCTTGCTTGTTTCAATAACACCAATCAACATATTTGCATCGTATAGGCTACCACCGTATGTATTAATGATTATGTTGATTGGCTTTACGACATAAGCGGAGTCTTTTTCAATATGTTCCTCATCATGTCGATTTATTTCAATGATGTTTTCTACAATTTTTCTTACAGTGTCTTCACCTACTTTGCCATCTAAAATGAAGTCACGCTTCTTGTTGTTGTTTCTTTCGTTGTTTTCATTGATTGCTTCTGATTGGATTTTCTCGATATTGTTTGACATGATAAATTTCCCCCTCGATGTTTTTAGTTTTTTTCTTTGCCTACGTATTCAAGCTTGCCATTTATGTACTTATAATCACTCAATCCTAGTTGCTCATCTAACCAATCATCAACGACAGGCATTACTCTGTCTGTGACATCATCTCTAAGCACTACGATTTCATCATCATCCTCACTCCAAACCAACTGATAAACAGTGGCATATATTCTTCCATCAATCAATTCAAATTGTAATCTCATAATTAATCCTCCTAGTGTGCTTTTGTATCTGCATCACGTAGAAACTCCAATTTATCAAAGATGTCTTGCCCAACGTAGTTTAGTAGCTTCTCACGATTTGCATTTTCATCTAACAAATACATATGAAACTGAATTAACGTTGCAACCTTATGTATAAACTCATCATCAAATCCCATTCTATGTAGAATGTTTACTGCAAGCTGACTTCCTACGTGTTCATGACCGATAAAGTTTGCGTATCTAGTCTCTTCCCCCTTGCGGTTTAAGAAGCTTTTGCAAGTCCATTTACCAATATCATGTAGCAACGCTGTCCACAGCATTAGCAGTTTATCTTCACCTTCATAATGGTCTAGTACATATTTGTAAACATAGTATGTATGTCTGCTTACAGAGAAGCTATGATATTTAGAGTCTTGTGCTAGTTCAAAGATTGCAGAAAACTCATCGAAGTATGCAGAAAGGAATCTCATGATGTCATAACCTTCTCTTCCTAGCTCCACTCCTAAGTTAACCATATCTGTGAATTGCTTTGGCAAATCATTTGATTCTGTGATATAGTCATATGCTAATACAATCTTATCCCACCCTTCGTTGTAGATAGGGATTTGCATATTTTTATACATTCTTTCGATTGCATATTGTGGTACTACACGTTCTCTCTTTGCATTCTGTTCAATAGTAAGCTTGTAGTCGGTTGCGATATAGACAGCCACCTTCTGTACATCTCTAGGTAGTTGCTGTAGCAAACCTCTACGCTTCTTACGGTTGATATTAGTAGCATCGTATATTACGTGTTTCCCCTCATTCAAATACTTTCGTGTGCGGATAGCCATTTCATTGAATAACTCTCCATTGTTTTCTTGATTATTTTCATCACCGTAAAGCTCTAGGCGTAGCAGGTCGGAAGATAGATAAACGATGTCATCTCTACCTTCCATCAACTCTCTTGCGAAAGTGGATTTACCGCTTCCTGCTAGACCAACTAGCATTACAAATCTTACTTGCTCATCCATATTATTGACCTCCCACATAGTCTCTGTAATTTTTAAAGATGTAATCTTTAACGCTTGCCATGTTTATGTGTCCAATTTTGAAAGCTTCAAACATAAATCTACGGTACTCAGGCTTTATGTATTCGTTGACGTAAATCGCAAAGTCTTTAACATCATTTCTTCCTCGTCTTGCAAGGAGATATGTAAAGCTTAGACCTCTATTCAATGCGTCTGCTCTTACATCTAGGCTGTGACCGAAAGATTCTAATTCATGTCTAAACTCTTCTGGCAATTTCATTATGTATTCGTCAAGCTTTCCATCTGCCCATGCCTTAAATTTAGCCTTGTCGGATAAACCGCATAGCAATCTATGTACTTGCAAATACTCTTCACCCTTAATCTTCAATCGCTTGCCATCCTCAAATCTAAGTATCCAACCTTCTTCGTTTGCAGAGATTGTCTTTCTCATCTCTAACATCTTTTCGATTGTCAACTCATATTGAGGTACAACTGGCAATCTCATGTACTCACCTATGTATTTCACATCTTCGTAGTCGTAATCCTTATGACCTTCTGTGATTCCTAGAAGCACTAGCTTCTCTTCTCCATTGTAGTCTACTACGATTTTGTTCTCTGGATAGATTATTTCAACCATTAGAGAAGGTAGAGAATCCTCAAACATTTTCCAATACTTGACTCTAGCTTCTTGATACTTCCTCTTCCATATCTTTGTTGCCCTTAATGCTTGGTCGGAAGTGAAGCTTCCACGTGTTGCAAACCTTAGCTCTCCATTGATTAGGTAAGAGATTCCTAGAGAGCCATCCATCTTCTCCATTACTGTTTCAACTTTAGTGAAGTCAATATCTTTCTCGTAATCTAGGTTCTCACCGTAGTTGAAGAATTTTTCAAATGGCTTTGCCAATACGTATATTATACCATTATCTTTTGCGTAAGTCAAGTCTAAAATTAAACCTCTTGCAGACATTGTTTCTTTGTTCCAACGCTTTTCGTATGTAACTGAATCTGTGTAGTTAAGGATTACCAAGTTCTCATCTTCTGGATGGCTCTTGATTGTTATGTATCCATTTTCTTTCTCTGCCAAGTATTTGTCGTATTCTTCGAGAGTCATAATTTCTAAGTTTTTATAATAGCGTTCTTTATTCATGTTATCGTCCTCCCTTATTATACCCTTATTATACCATAATCTTTTATGCTTGTCAAGAAAAAGATGAAACTTTTTAATCAAGATTGAATATTTTTATTATAAAATAGAAAAAGTACAGCGAGCCTATCAGCATCAAGATTGGATATAGTAGTGCAAGAACGTATACTATCATACCTTTTATGAAATTACGAAACGCATCTCTCACATCTGACAACCTCCTTTTCTATATTATAACAGAGAATGGATTAGAAGTCAACCTCTAATCCATTAATTTTTCTAAGTCCATAACTCCATAACCGTACTCAATATGATGTCGCCCTAAAAGTTTTAACTTCTCTTTAACATCTCTAGGTTTAAGCTCTACGCCCTTATCTCTATTGTATGCAATTAATAAAGCGATTGCTCCTGCAACCAATGGAGATGCCATAGATGTTCCTGTCATACGTGCATAGTTACCGTTGTTGTACGTGCTTAAAATATCTACAGCAGGTGCTACTACGTCTAACTGATTTCCATAGTTTGAGAATTTTGCAATCTTCAAATCTTTATCTACTCCACCAACTGCAATAACTTCATCCATGAATGCAGGATACTCTATATCTGGAAGACCAGAGTTCCCTACAGCACAAACAACTGTAATGCCACTCTCTACTGCTTCAATGATTCTTTGCTGTAAGATTACAGGTAAGTCATGGGCAACTCCTAAGCTCATAGCTAGGATATCTACCTTCATATTTATTGCCAATGTTATACCATCTAACACGCTTGCCATAGTCCCTTTATTATCTTTATTGAGACTCTTTGTGACATACAGCTCCACCTCTGGTGCAACACCTGTATGCTTACCTGCTATCAATCCTGCAACATGGCTACCATGTCCTCTGTCATCTTGCACATTATCATTTTTCTCAAAAGGGTTGTATCCCAATGTATATTTAAGGTCGGGGTGCTTTGTATCCACACCTGTATCAACGACCATCACTTTTACACCTTTACCTTTTGTCTTAGACCAAACTTGGGGAGCTTTAATAGTCTCTACTCCCCAATCATATTTAAAGTTCTTTGGTAGGGATTCTAATACCTCTATATTGCTTACGCTTTTATGTCCATTCATAGTTCGATAACTCCTATCTATTTCTTGTCTTTTCATTATTGCTTCATGCTCATAATCTAATACTTCTATTTGCTTCTTGCATTTAGGGCAATATATTATAAACACCTTTCCCCTCTTATACCCAACAGATGGGTCTATGTCTTTCTCATATGAGGTTAATAGGTGGAAGTCATGTTTGCAAAACCATTTCTTAAACATCTTGACTCTCCTATCTTGTTGCAGATGGCAAAAATGAAGTGATAGCTTTGCCAACGGATACCAATGTTACTACAACGATTCCTACAGGGTCTATCACTTCATGAAATTCAAAACCTTCTTTCTTATGTACAACAGTAGCCTTGACAGGCTTATTGTTAAGCTTTACTTGTATTTGTTTTTGTTGTGAGACTACAATTTTCTGTAGTCTCACGTTTTCTTTCTCCAACTGCTCTATTCTGGTTTCCTGCTTATATGTACGCTTTGCTAACAAATCAACTTTCATATTCATATCTTGCAGATACCCAATTACACCGATAAGTATTGCTAATATGACTGAGATTATTACTACACGTTTTAGGAATCTGCGACATCTCTCATGTCGCTTCATGTTAATTACCTACTTTCTTTAATAGTTACAGTTCCTTCCATTACTCCTGCAATGCTATCTTCCTTAAACTTGTATGTCTCTGGTTCTTCATCTGCTTTCATAGGTCGTGTCATATACCACAAGCTATCTTCTTTCCACGTGACATTGACTAGCTTTTCGCCTTTAGGAAGTTCTACTGTGTAGCTACCTCCATATTTTCGTGCTGTATACTGACTGCAACCCACAATACCAGACAACATAACAACTGACATTAAAGTAACGATAAGTTTCTTAATCATTAAACACTCTCCCAATCATATAGTATTCGCCTGTTTTTCTATTATAATCAAGTTCAACTTCTGTCTTCCAGTTCTTCCACTTGTCAAGGAATGAATTTATTCTATCTGTTACTGACATCAAACTTCCTTCATGCGTTTCAATCCTGTATAACTTCATTGTTCTCACCCTCCAACGGTGCTAGTATACGAAACTCTGTTCTCATTGCATTCGCAATAGGTTTATACTTATCCTCAAACACTTTCCAATCATTAGAGTCGATAGACATGATTTCCTCAAGGAAGTGATTGTAAGCTGAGTAGTCTACGATTCTACCATGTGTAGCAATCTGAATCCCAAAACCTGCAATCCTTAATGAGTGAAACATACTCTTTTTACCTATGTAGTATTCGCCTTGTTTTAGCTTCTTCTTACACTTTACAAAGCTGTTAGACGCTACTGCTGAGATTGCCCTTCGTAGCTTATCTAG